TTTTAACAAACAAAGGTAGAGAACTTTTAGCAAAAAATGATGGTTCTTTTAGAATTACACAATTTGCTTTAGCAGATGATGAAATTGATTATACACTTTATAATCCAACACATCCATCTGGATCTTCATTTTATGGTGAAGCAATTCAAAATATGCCTTTATTAGAAGCATTTCCGATTGAAACTCAAATCATGAAATACAAATTAGCTACCTTACCTCGTGGAACTGCTAAATTACCAGTACTTGATTTAGGTTATTCAGCAATTACACTTCAACAAGGTGCTTCCTTAGCAATTACTCCTCAAACATTAAATTATTTAGGAAATAACCAAACATACGAAACTAGTGGATATTCAGCTACAATTTCTGATGTTCGTCTATTTAGCACATTTACTGGGGTAGGAATTAATTCAGCGGCAGCAACTGCAGCTAATGCAGCGGCATCATCAACATCAACAACAACATTGGGAACTAATGTTTCTACAACAGTAATTGGATCTCAAATTAATTTAAGAGCAACTACTGTAAATACATTATTTGGTACACAAACTCAATTATCGGCTACATTAACAATTGTAGGTTTAGATAGTGGAGCTCGTTTAACTATTCCTGTTACTATTAATCAATAATAAAATATAAATAATGGCATTTAAAAGATTTGATCCCGAAGATTTTCTAGTAAGTAGTGATTCAATTACTTCTACACTTTGGTCAACTGGAAATCCAACCTTAACTACATTTTTTACCTCATCTGTCCAAGCAGCAGGATCTTCAGGTAATTATTATTTAAGTATTTATCAAACTTCTTCTGCTCTTACTACAGCACAAGTCCAATTTGATATTGCTTATGCTAATTCATTAGGAAGTGGTAGTACTTGGTATAATCCAATAGTACCTGAAAATTCATATACTAAAACAATTTATGGACAATATCGTTCATTAATTCTAGAGGATGAAAATGCTAGTTTTACTTTTGGAACAGGTAATAATGTTTTAACAGGATCTGACTTCTGGGTATTATCTATTGAAAGAGCCAATTACAAACAATCCCTATTCCCAGGTTCATTAAACTTAAAACTTTCAGGATCTGCAGGAATTATCAATTTAACAGATAACTCATTAGATAACCCAGTTAATACATTTATTGGAACATCACGTGTTTACCAATTAATTTCAGGATCTAATGGTACAGCAGGTTCACTTTCAGGTAGTGGATATGTTTCAAATTCAGGTTCATATGGTTTAGTATTCCCTGATTTAGGAACTATTTTATTAAACCCATTTGCTTTATCTCAATCAATTGCTGTTGCACCAAGTAGATCTAATAACTCAGATGGTTTAAATAATCAACGTTTATTTAATGCTATTTCATTGGGTGCTTCATTTGCTTTAAATTCCCAAGAAACCATTACTTCTGATTATGTATTTGTTAGAGCACGTAATTCTGAATTTAATTATTCCGAAAACCCATCATTCATTTCAGGTTCAACAGGTGAAGTAATTTATAGTAGCTTTATCAATCAACCACAAGTATACATTACAACTATAGGAATGTATAATGATAGTAATGATTTATTAGCGGTAGCTAAAATGTCAAGACCGTTATTAAAAGATTTTACAAAAGAAGCTTTAGTTAGAGTAAAACTTGATTTCTAAGAATGAATGAGTATATTCAAGTCATTTATAACTTCTGACGTTATCGTCTCTCCCTTTGAGGTAAACAAATCGTTTACCTTCAAAGGTAATGAACTTACTGGCTCAAATGTAGAAATCGATAGATATATTGGTTTGAATAATACTTCATCTTTATGGGTATCTGGTTCATACCCAACAGGACAAATAAATATTCAAGATAAAATCTTAGTATATCGTTCCATAAAAGAACTTTATTATTCAAATTACCTTGAAAACCCTAATGGATCACCTGCAGGAACTGCTTCATTTAATATTGATGGAACAATAACAGGTCCCTTCTACACCCCAAATTATTACAACTATTTAACTAATACACTTCCCGCTAATAGATATTTCCCTACAGGATCTGATGAAACAATAGGAGTATTTTCAATTCCATCTAATTTATGGGGAGAATATTTAAAACCGGGTTCTGTAATTATTTCTAATGGTAATATTACTCTTCAAGATGATGGTGAAGGTAATATGGTATTTAACTCTTTAAAATTTGGAGATGTAATATATGAACATGGTATTATAATAATCACAAGTGATGGAACATCTTATGTTGGTCCATATGGAAGTGGTTCTTATGGAAATGCTATTTATGGTTTAAATACTTTTAACCTTATAAATGATTTTATGACGGGTTCAAATATTACCTGTTCATTCTCATCTTCATTTAACATATATGAATCCCAATATAAATGCACTATTAGAGAAAACGAATTTAATTTCTCAAATAACCCTACACAAATTTCAGGTAGTTCAAATAGTGGAGTATTATATAATTTTGCAACTGGTTCTTTCTTTACACCTTATGCTACAACAGTAGGATTATATGATAATGCCTACAACTTGTTAGCAGTAGCTAAACTCTCTCAACCCCTCCCACTATCGGCAGTCACCGATACAAGTATATTAATAAATTTAGATTTATAAATTCATGTCAAATTGGTTATACGAAAATAAAGAAATTAATACAATAGAAGATTTTCCCGAAGAAACATTTGGATTTATCTATAAGGTTACTTATCTTCCTACAAATGTAACTTATATAGGTAAAAAATCTTTATACCATAACACCAAGAAAAAGTTAGGTAAAAAAGAATTAGAAGCTTTACCCACTACAAGAGGTAGAAAATCAACTACCAAAATAGTAACTAAAGAATCTGACTGGAAAACCTACTATGGTTCAGCTAAACCAATATTGGAATTACTTAAAGAAAAAAGACATGATGAATTTGATCGCGAAATTTTACAATTTGTTAATAGTAAGAAATTACTCACGTATTACGAATGTAAGTATTTATTTAAATACGGAGTTCTCGAACATCCTACTCTTTATTTCAACGATAACATTTTAGGTAAGTTCTTTACAAAAGACTTTGCTTCCCAAGACTAGGTTCATATCTTGGACCTCATGGTAAATGAATTATTAGTTAATTTAGTAAATGGGGTTCTAGGAACTGGAAAACGTACAGCAAGAGGTAATCAATCCTATACTTGCCCGTTTTGCCACCATCATAAACCTAAATTAGAAGTTAATTTTACTGAAAATAAAGAAGGAATCAATCAATGGGCTTGTTGGGCTTGTGGTAAGAAAGGTAAAACCATAAGAAGTTTATTTAAACAAGTTGAAGTTGATGCTAGTTACTTCCATGAACTAAGTAAATTAGTTAAAAATGTTTCCCGTGATGATATAGGTGAAGCAAAACATTCTATACTTGAATTACCTAAAGAATTTAAAACATTCCTCAATAATAAAGATATTATAGCAAAACATGCTCTTTCTTACCTTAAAGATAGAGATATTACCAAACAAGACATCCTTAAATATAACATAGGATATTGCGATTCAGGCCAATATGCTAAAATGATAGTTATACCCTCATATGATACTAACGGTAAATTAAATTATTACACCGCGAGATCATTCGAGAAAGATCCTTACACCAAGTATCGCAACCCTGAAACGTCTCGCGATATTATACCGTTTGAATTGTTTATTAATTGGGATTTACCAATTATATTATGTGAAGGTCCTTTTGATGCTATGGCTATAAAACGAAATGCTGTACCATTATTTGGTAAAAATATACAATCTAGTTTGATGAAAAAACTAGTAGAATCTAAAGTACAAAAAATATACATTGCATTGGATAACGATGCTGTTAAACAAGCACTTAAATTTTGTGAACAATTATTAGACGTTGGTAAAGAAATTTATTTGGTTGAATTGCAAGGGAAAGACCCAAGTGAAATGGGATTTGAACATTTTACAAAACTAATCCAAAATACACAACCATTAACACAATATAAGTTAATGGAGAAAAAATTGTCTATAATATGAAAAAACGAAATGTAAAAGTAGTTAACAATCGTATCCTTGAAATTTCGGAAGATGCTAAACAAATCACACTCCCAGATTCTAGATACTACAGACGAAATGGAGAATATTACCCTTCAATTACTCACGTATTAGGTTCTTATCCAAAAGGTAAACATTTTGAAGAATGGCTTAAAAACATGGGTCGCTCAGCTGACTATATCGTTAGAAAAGCAGCCGAAGATGGAACTAAAGTACATGAAATGATTGAGGAGTATTTAGAAGGTAAAGAAATGAACTTTTTAAATGTCTCTGGATACCCACAATATGATCCAAGTATTTGGCAAATGTTCTTACGTTTTGTTGACTTTTGGGAAACTCATAAACCTGAATTAATCGATCAAGAAATCCATTTATTCTCAGATGAACTTAGAGTAGCAGGTACAACAGATTTGGTTTGTAGAATTGATAATTCTTTATGGATTATTGATCATAAAACATCTAACCATATTCAAACAACTTATGAATTGCAAGCCGCTGTTTATGCTCATTGTTATGAAGAATGTTTTGGTGTTAAACCTGATAAAACTGGTATTTTATGGTTAAAATCAAACAAACGTAAAGCATCTAAAGATAAAATGCAAGGTAAAGGGTGGGAAATGATTTTACCATCTCGTACACAAGAAGAAAATATCGAAATCTTTAAAACAGTAAAACGTCTATTTGATTTAGAAAATCCAAACGAAGCTCCTGTATTTACAGAATTCAAAACGAGTGTTAGGAAAGAGGCGTAATATGTATAATTATGATAAGTTTAGTCCAATTGTTAAAGGAGGTGCAAGATAATCCTAAAGCTATATTTTTAGCTGGCCCTGCAGGAAGCGGTAAATCTTATATATCCTCCCAACTTACCCCTGACTCATTTACAGTCATCAATTCAGATGACACATATGAAGAATTGTTAAAAGCAAGTGGGATTGGTTTAAAACAAAAAGATTTTACTCCTGATCAATTATCTCAAGCATCTAAATTACAAGCTCAAGCTAGAAAAACTACTCAAGATAAGTTTGTTCAATCAATAGAAAATAAAAATAATATTGTTATTGATGGAACGGGTGCTGCATCTGGACCTGTTTTAAAGAAAAAACAACAACTAGAAGATTTAGGGTATGAAACATTGATGTTAATGATCTATGTTTCTCCCTTAACTTCACTTGAACGTAATCAAGAACGTGATCGAAGTTTAATGCCTGGAATTGTATTACGTACTTGGAGAGATGTAAATAAAAATATTGAAACGTATAAACAAGCATTTGGTAATAATTTTATCTTATTAAATAATAACCCAAAAGACGCTAAACAAGAGTTTAATACCGATTTACTTGAACCATTTCTCCAAGCATCTACAGCTGTAGGTAAACCTAAAACACCTGAAGACCAAGCAAAATCAGATGCAGATAAAGCCCAATTAAATAAAGATATTGAATCTATGGTTAATAAATTACCTGAATTTGATACTTTAGATACTGCAAAAAATAAAATAAATGAATTCATTAGTTAAATCACTTATACAACCCTTATTGGAAGCAAACCAAGGTGGTATTGCTTTAGTACCTGGTGGTTTTAAACCGCCTACTATGGGTCACTTTTATTTAGTTGACCAAGTAGCAAAACACCCTGAAGTAAATAAAGTAATTGTTCTCATAGGACATAAAACTAGAGATGGTGTAACTAAAGAAGAAAGTAAAGAAATTTGGGATATCTATAAAAAATATTTACCTTCAAATGTTGAAATCAAATTAGCAGACAATGCATCCCCAATCTCAGATGTTGGCTCGTTAATTAAAAATAATCCGGATACAATGTTTTACCCTGTAGTAGGAATTAGAGGTGAAATGGATTTAGGTGATTTGAAACGTTTTGATAGTATGAAAGGGAAATATGAAAATTTTAAACCAATCGTTATTAAATCAGAAGGTGAAGACCGCATCAGTGGTACTAATACACGTGCTGCTTTAATTGGAGATGATAAAGATAAATTCAAAACATATCTCCCTACTGAACTTTCAGATGAAGAAAAAGATAAAGTTTGGAGTATATTAACAAAATCACCATTAAATGAAATGTATGCTGAACCTAGTGAAAATGATTATCCTAGATTAATCAAATCACTTACAGATTACATGACTGATAAAGGCTTAAAAATTGAACCTCTACCAGAAGTAAAATTTATAGATGATGATATTGAAAATGCTAGAGATTTCTTTGGTAAAACAGCGTATTACGACCCGAATAATCGCGTTGTAGTACTTTATACAATGGAACGTCATCCAAAAGATATTATGCGTTCATTTGCGCATGAGATGATTCACCACCACCAAAATGTTGAAGGTAGATTAGGTAATATTACTACTACTAATACTAATGAAGATGGTGATTTACCTGAAATTGAAAGAGAAGCATACGAAAAAGGTAATATGTTTTTTCGAAATTGGACAGACACATTAACAAATAATAATTAAAATAAGTTATGAAAAAAACACCAAATCTCCTAGATTTATACGAAGCAATTAAACCCAAATATACTATTTTTTGTGATATGGATGGTGTGTTAGTTGACTTTGACAAAGGATATGAAGAACTAACTGGCAAACATACTAAACATGCTGACTTACAAGACAAAAATGAATTTTGGGGATTGTTAGGACGTAGTTTAAAGGAAAAAGGTTTAACAGAATATGATTATTGGGTAAATCTAGAATGGATGCCTGATGGACAAACACTTTGGAACTATATTAAAGGATATAATCCATATATTCTAACAGCCCCTTCTAGAGACCCAGGATCCAAACAAGGAAAAATAGAATGGGTTACTCGTTTAGATGGTATGAAAAAATTATACTTTAAACCGGCTAACTTCAAATCTGAATATGCTGGTAAAAATCGTATACTTATAGATGATAGAGCTGACACCATTGAAAAATGGAGAGCTAATGGAGGTATAGGAATCCTACATACCTCGGCAGCAGATACAATTGATCAATTACAAAAATTAGGACTCTAATGTCAGATAATGTTTTAAAAAAAGAATTCCAAAAAAGAGACGTTGAACGTCTTCGTAACCTTGTTAAAGGTAAATATGGTAGTCGTACTACTATGGGAATTGGTTACAATGGTCCTCAAGAAGAAGAACATCAAGAGGGAGATATTTGGCAACAGGGTGGTAGAACTTGGACTATTAAAGATGGTATTAAAGAAAATGTTACTAAATTAGACAAATTTAAAAAGGTAGCAGTTCCATTATTTTGTCCAAAATGTAAACAAGTAATGGATAAACAATTAGATCCATTTTATTATAAATCATTCGGGGAATGTGTTGACTGTAGAGCAACTACTGAAACACAAATGAAAATTGCTGGAACTTGGGAATCTCATATTAATGAAACATTTAATGCTGAGATTGACCATCAAATAGAAGAATATAAAAATTGGTTTTCTAATATCCTTTCAGAAGGTAAAGAAGGATATGTTTCGGAAAGTGGTGAAGTACAAAAATGGGTTGGTGGAATTAATAAAGAACGAGCTCAAAAATCACTTGATGATGCTATCAAACATTTAAATTCTCTTAAAAAATGATGATGACAACTATTACCACTGTTTTAGTGGCATTAATAACTGCTGTGCTTGGCCCTATTATAGTAAATTGGGCTAGACTAAAAATGGAGAAAAAAGATAAAGTTACTCCAATGGGAGAAGCACTTGAGGCTTCTACTTTAGTAGATACACAACTTGAAAACATACTTCATGAATTAGATTGTGATAGAGTATGGTTACAACAGTTTCACAATGGGGGTCATTTCTACCCTACAGGCAAATCAATCCAAAAATTCTCTATATTTTATGAGAAAGCAACACCTGACTTACCTCACTTACAACATACATTTCAAAATATACCTGTATCTCTATTTCCTAGAGTGCTATCTAAAATCTACAAAGACACAGAACTAGCAATTGATGATGTATCTACAGCAGAAGATACTTATGGACTAGAATATATGACTACCCAATTTGGAACCAAATCAGTATGTATGCTTGGTTTATATAGTTTAGATGATCACTTAATAGGTGTGTTAGGTATTTCATTTAAAAATTCCCATAAATTAAAAAGAGATGAATGGATCTTTATCAGACAGAAAGCAGGAGCTATAGGAACATTAATCTCTGAATATTTATACGCAACCAATAAGAAATAACTTAATATTTATAATAAAATGGCAGATAATTTTGACTTAAAAAAATTCTTAAAAGAAAGCAAATCTCTTGAGAATTTAAATCCTTCAATGAAATCAATAAATGAAGGTGAAGCCGCTTACGAATATGAAAAAGGTAAGGAAGAAGGCGAAGAAATTGAAAAGAAAAAAATGACTAAAGAGGCAATGAAAAAACAAATCAAAGATATGATTGTTGCTGAATTAGACCTAGATATCAATAAATCAGCTGATAATTCTGATTACAGTTTTTTAGCTGAAGAAGATGAAGAATTAGAAGAAGCTAAAAAAGACAAAGAAGCAGATATTGAAGATGTTGAAGTAACTGATACTGAAATCGAAGATGTACCGGCTGAAGATGCTCCTGAAGATGGAGGTTTAGATAGTAGTTTAGCAGATGTATCTGCTGATATGAAAGGTACTGAAGCTGATCTTATGGATCATTTGATGAAAGCATTCCAAATTGCTAAAGGAATGAACAATGAAAAACTTGAAACACAAGTTGGAAATACACTTAAATTTTTCGTTAGCGAATATATTGGTGGAAACGAGCAATAATTAAATCTATAATAAATCAAATCTATGAACACAACAGAAATTTTAAACGCAATTAAAGAAGAATTAGCTACCTTAGAGACTGAACATGCAAAAACATCAAAAGCAGCTCGTGGTCGCGCTCGTAGCGCAGCTAACTCAATTAAAAAATTAGCAGCTGAGTTTAAGAAAACTTCAACTGCTGAAGACAAAGCAGCTTAATAAAATGGAAAAACCTATTAATGAACCTTTTACTTCAGAAGAATCTCAAGAGATTTACAAGAACTTTAAAACGATCATTAATAGTCGTTTAGACAAACTTTACAACTCAAAAGGCTCAGACGGCGAACAGTATGCTTACAGTATCGCCGTCAAGCAAATGAGAAACAAGCAGGCTAATAAAACTGAAGAACCAACAATAGAAGAACCTATGGAAGACGTTAAATTGAAAGAAATGGTTAAAGCCGCTTTAACTGAAAAACCTAGACCTGACTACCCAGATATTGATAAAGACGGAGATAGAGAAGAATCAATGGAAAAAGCAGCTCAAGACAAGAAAAAAATGCAAATGGAAGATCTTGATCTAGGCCATCAAGATAACGAACCACATATGCTTAAAGCAGATCTATACCGTATTGGAAAATATGCTATGGAACTTTATAAAATGGTTGATAAATTTGAAGGTGGTCAAGAAGTTGATTTCCCTCATTGGTGGCAAGCTAAAATTATCGAAGCTAAAGACATGTTAGTTTCAGCTAAACATTACCTTGATTTTGAAACAAAAGAACCTCAGATAGATGCAATGACTGATGTTGCTTCTGAGGAAGGTGCTATTGACGAAATGTCAAAAGAGCAAATTAAAAAACGTGGAGAAATTTACGATGCTTTAAAAGATAAAGGTATGTCCGATGAAAAAGCAGGTAAAATTTCTACATCAACAGCAATGAAAGCAAAAATTAAAGAAGCTATTTTAGCTAAACTCAAACAAAAATAATGACTAGAGATCAACTAACAAGACGAATCCAAGACTTGGCTAAACAAGTATACTCAGCTACTACTGTAACACCAGAAGAAGCAATTGAGTATGATGAGTTGACTAAATTTCCTGAACTTAAAAAGGTTATAGTTGATCTACTCACCCCAGAGTACGATAATTTTTTAGCATCAATTGATTGGGTTGCTCCTCGTCCTACTACATTTCGTATTAATTTAGAAAATGATCAAAATTTTTACTTAATATATGGTAAAAGAAGTTGGGTTGCTCAAGTAGCAGGTAAAAAATATTATTTACTTAACTTACCTGAAGAAGAAAGAGCATCAGAAGCTATAGCTAACTTATTAAGATATGGAGCTAAAACTGATATAGATGGTACTGGAGCAGGAATTGAAAGTACAGAAACTACATCAGTAGAAGAAACACCACCAATCGAAACACCTGAAGAAACACCTGCGTAATGGATATTTTAGAAAAATTTATTCGAAATATAGCTTATAAATTTCCAAAAGGATATCCTGACATGAAAAATGAACAGGATATCTTAATTTTAGAAAATGAGTTAAAGAAATTAGGTATTGATATGAGAGAAGCCAATTTAGCTGGTGGAACTACAAATTATGCCAAACCAACTGGAGCATTTTACAAATATGTAGAATTAAATCCTAAAGCATCTGAATCTGAATTTGAAGCAGATAATGATGCCTCTTTATTTGATATTGATTCAAAACAACCTTCTTCACAAATTCAAAAAGGAGAGAATTTTAAAATTCTAGATAGAAACGAAAACGACTTAATCAAAATATCAGGCTCGTATGTTACTAAAATAGAATATCAAGGTAAAGAATATTACATTAAACTTAAAGACATACTTAAACCAACAGGGAAACAAGTTGGGTTTGTACAAGTTGATTTAAGTGATAAAAACCGAGAAGACGTTTTCATTCCATTCAAAGCAGGACATGGTCAAGAAGAAGAAATTACACAATTATTTGTGAATGGTTCTGGACCAGATTATGATTTTGAATATGATGGAAAAACATATAAAATATTAAAAGTAGGTGCTCCACCTTATAAAGGTCCTGGTAATCCAAAAACTGATGTATATGTTCAATTAGACAAACCCATTGCATCATTTGGGAAGGATTTAAAAATAAGCTTGAAAGCCGCTAATGCTACGTTTGTTGAAAACTGGATGAAACCTGATAGATTTGAACAAATATTAGGTGATAGCGATGCCAAATCTATTATAGTAGATGTAGCTAATAAACTGAATAAAGGACAAATAGGTGTAAAAAGCCCATATATGCACTGGTTTGTTAAAACTAAACCATACAATTCAGCTAAATTAGACTATCCACAAGAACAAGAAGCGCTTTCTGGAGCAAAAAAATTCGGAGAAGATTCCCCAGCAACAGCAAATTGTTACTTTAAAGGAAATGTACCTGAAACTATAGCAGATTTAATCAAACTTTTAAAACCAATATCTGATTTAAAAGAAGATATGGGATTACATATCCGAGGATATGGTGCTGGAGGTAACTCAGCTTGTTTTATTAAAGAAGGAGAAGAATGGGTTATTAATCCAATTTGGAAAAAGAAATTTAATATAAGCTAATATGGAACGTTTAAGATCCCTTATTAAAGAAGTACTATCTACACCACCCAAAGAAAAATGTGATTGTGGTTGTGGTGGTTGTGACGGCTCAAGTAATTCTGGTGTTACACTAAACGAAAGTTTAGTTAAAAAAGATATATTATCGGAAAATCTGCGATACCACGTGGATAATCAACTCCCACTTACCGAAAACACGTTCCGATATGGTTCGGAAGCTTTCCTTAATTTATGGGCAGAAGCTCGTGCTTTATATTTACGTGAAATTATTAATGTAAATGAAGATGATAAACAAATTCTAGAGGAAACTAATCTTGGTAACTATGGAATGTATGAAGGTAAAAAAGTGCCTTTAGACCTACCTATGTTAGAGGAAGGTGAAGAAGAACTAATTATAGGAGATGTTATTGAAATTAACCCTAAAGAATTTCCCAACTTTGAATTTCCATACGGTACTGAAGGCGAAATTGAAGATATAAACAAAGCAGATTACGCTAGTGACGATTTAGTCTATACAGTTAAAATCAAATATATTGATAGTCAAGGAGATGAAGCTAATACTTTACATATTGAAAACTCATCCCAATACCTAGACGAAAACTCCCCAGCATATAAAGGTCCTGAAGGGTATGACGATTCATGTGATTGTTATCCTGAGGATGAGCTTGAAGAAGCTGAGAAAAAGAAAACCCCACCAATTGGAAAACCAAAACGTGGTGGATCTAAAAAATTCTACGTTTACGTTAGAGATAAAGGAAAAGTTAAAAAAGTATCTTTTGGACAAGTAGGTATGTCTGCTAAAATAAACGATCCAAAAGCACGTCGTGCATTTGCTGCTCGTCATGATTGCAAGAATAAAAAAGATAGAACAAAACCATCTTATTGGTCATGCCGTTTACCACGATATGCTAAATTACTTGGTTTAAAATCTTCATTTTCAGGATTTTGGTGATGAATAGAATAGAAAAAATTATACAAGAAGTAATTAAAGAACGTCCTGGTTTATGGGCTAACATACGTGCTAAACGTGAACGTGGAGAATCTCCTGCTCGTAAAGGATCTAAAGCGTATAAAACAGCTGTTAAAGCAGGTAAGGAAATTAATAAAGATTCTTGAAACCATACACTGACATAGAAGTTACTGACAAATATATTATTCGTGAATTCACCGAAAATATAAATCCAATAGAACTTATGTGGCATCGTGATGATGAAGATAGAACAGTTGAAATTCTAGATGAAACAGATTGGCAACTTCAATTAGACAATTGCTTGCCTACCTCATTAAAAGAACGTATATTTATACCAAGACACGAATGGCATCGTGTAATAAAAGGAACAGGAACTTTAAAGTTAAAGATACATAAATCATGAAATTAAATAACTTAAGACAATTAATTAAGGAAGAACTTAAGCGTGCTTTAAAAGAAAGCATGTTTGAAGTAGGTGAGGAAGTACTATATGCTGGAAAACCATATAAGGTAATTTCTGACAATGGATATATTATTGATTTAGCTTCCAAAGAAGGAGGAAGAGCCACTCTTAATTATAATCAAGCTAAACAAAAAATCCGTAAATCAAAGGATTACATGAATGAAGATGAATCTACAAAAGATCTTAAAGATATGCCTTTGAAAAACATGGAAGAAGGCACTTATAAAGTAGAATATATAACAGAATATCCTGGTGAGGGTGGACCTGATTACTCAGACTTCACAGTAAAATCCATTACAAAAGATGAATTTGCTCAAAATACAGATATTCCATCATACAGCTTCTGGAAAGGCATTGCCGGTGAGAATGAAAATGCTCGAATTTACAAAGTAACAAAAGTAACAAGAGCATAACATATAGACAGATTCATAGCCTGTCGACTTTAAAAAAATTAGTAGAGCTGTGGCCTAATCTTTGGATTAGGTCACTTTTTTTTGTATATTAAAAAGTAATAAAATGAATATGGATAAGAAAATAGTAATAGTAGGAGCCGGAGTTGCGGGCGTTAATGCGGTAACTAAGTTAGTTGATAATGGATATCCTGGAGAATTAATCACAGTAATCGATATGGGTAAAGATCCATATAAACGTTTACCTGAGGAAGTAATGACAGGTTTCTTAGGTGCTGGAGGTTGGTCAGATGGTAAATTGACTTATCACACAGCAATTGGAGGTCAATTATCAAAATATACAGGTGAGGATAAAGCAATGGAATTGATGGATCAAGTAATCACCAATTTCAAACGTTTTCACCCTAAACCTGAAGAAGTACAATGTTCAAATCCTGTTGAGGAACCTGAATTTATCAAACCATATTTCGGTTTACGTTTATTCCCAGTATGGCACGTTGGAACAGATTATTTATCTGAAATTGCTAAAAATTGGTACGATTATTTAGTATCTAAAGGTGTAGAATTTCAATGGGAAACTAAAGTAACTAAAATTAATTTTAAACATAATATTGTAGTTACAAACGCTAGTGAAGTGGATAATTTTACTTTAGAATATGATGAACTTATTTTTGCAGTAGGTAAATCAGGTATTGATTTTGCTCAAGAACTAGCAAACGAATACCAACTCCCAGATGAACCTAAATCAGTACAGATTGGTGTTCGATTTGAAGCACCACAAGAACACTTTCAAAAACTAATCGATATTTCATATGACTTTAAGTTATATAGAAAATTTGATGATGAAGGAGTATCATTACGTTCATTTTGTACAAACAATAATGCTGCTTATGTTGCTGTAGAAGAAACATATGGAGATCACAGTTACAATGGTCACGCTAAGAAAGACGAAGCATATAGAAACAACATGACTAACTTTGGTATCTTAATGGAAATAAATGGTATTGAAGATCCATTTACTTGGTCACGTGAAGTTGTAAATAAATTACAATCAAATGGAACTGGTTTATATTATAGTCCATCTCGTACACCATCAACTACATCTGAAGGTAATAATGTAACCTCAACTCAAATTAGTTTAGATACACTTACTCATGTTGTAGAACCTGCAATGGGTGGTTATTTCAAATACGTTATGGACTTTATCATGGATATGAAAAAAGTATTCCCTACACTTGGAGATGATTGGGGAATGTATATTCCTGAAGTAAAATATTTGTCACCTGAGGTAAAAGTAGATTATAGTAATCTTAGTCTAATCGATTACCCTAACGTACATTTCGTAGGTGATGCTTTAAGCGCACGTGGCATTACAGTATCAGGAGCGCAAGCAATTTATGTAGCAGAAAATTTATTAAAATAAAAGTTATGAAAATAGGATTTTGTGGAACAATGTCAGTTGGTAAAACAACATTAGTTAATGCTTTAAGAGAATTACCTGAATTTGCAGGATATGAATTCAGAACTGAGCGTTCAAAATATTTACGTGATTTAGGTATTCCATTGAATACTGATTCAACATTAAAAGGTCAAATCATTTTCTTTGCTGAACGTTCAAGTGAATTATTTCTTGATGATGTGATTACAGATCGTACTATAATTGATGTAATGGCATTTACGCGCTTAGCTCAATCAATTCCATACTTTATGGCAGACCAATTGAATGATGCTGTATCGCATTTATTACGCGAGTATGATTACATATTTTATGTTTCACCTGAAGGTGTTGAATTAGAGGATAATGGTGTTCGTACTATAGATGCAAAATATAGAAATGAAGTTGATAAAGAAATTCAAAAATTAATTTTGAAACATAAAGCTAAATTTCGTAGCTACACAGCAATATCGGGTACTACCGAGGAGAGAATAGAAAAAATTAAACAAGTACTGTCCCTTTAATATTTATCAATAAACTATAAAATGAAAAAAGATCGTTTACTTGAAATCATACGTGAAGAGATTAGTGCTGCTTTAACAGAAGAAACTATAGATGTTCCAAATCCAAATGGAATGAATCCTAAACAAAAAGAAATGGCTATTAAAACAGCCAGAACATCTACCAAAGATGCAACATTAGGTACTCCTAAAAACCCAGTTGAATTTGTTGAAGAAGAACAATTAGATGAAATGGCTAAAATTACAGAACCAATCCGTAAAGGAATTGAAGTTGCTGTAAGCCGTATGACCCAACAAAAATCAGATATTACTCCTGAACAAATTACATCATTAATTCGTAATAAAAAAACACAATCTCAAGTAGCCCCTGAACTAGCAGCAGCATTAGAAGCTGATGCTGATGAAAAGGGTGGAGATCCAAAATATACATTCGGATTAGGATATCCTCAAACCCTAGGAGCAGTTCAAATTGCTATGGGTCTTAAAAAAGCTAAAGGATCTGAACCGGCAGCAGAAAAAGCTCCTAAAGTAGCAGCCGCTCCTAAAGTAAAAGCAGCCATGGCTCCTAAAGCAGAACCTATGGATGATGAAGATGCAGCAGCAGCAAAAGCAGCAGGTAGTGATGAAACTGCAAAAAAATTAGCTAGTACACCTGAAGAGAAAAAAGCAGCATTTAATAGAATTTTAAGTTTGGTTACTAAATATAAAGACGACAAAGCTAAAATTGATGCTTTTATTACTAAAGCAGAAAAAGAATACAAACTCCCATCAGCATTAGTAAAAGATTTAAAACGTGCTGCTGGTAGAGATGTAGAAGCATAATGAAAGATAAAATAATTAAAATAAAGTTATCCCGCCTTATTATAGGTGGGATACTTTTATTGTGGTTTATCATTTTAGCTTATTCCAAACCAACATCTAATGTTGTAGACAAATATGCTAAAGAAAAAATTAAAATCGATAGCCTACAAAACGAAATAGGTAAATTAAAAGGTCTCAATAATCAATTAGGAAATGAGATTTATTTACAAACTAAAGTTATGGATTCCTTGAATCAAGAAATCAAAACAACAGAAAAAGAGCTAACTCAAACACGCACATACTATGGTAATAAAATTAAAGACCTTAATAGTTCTTCTCCTTCTGAGCTTAACGAGTTTTTCACAGAAAGATACCACTAAAATTTGCTTTCCTTACTATAAAGCAAAACAAATCGCAATCGACTTAGTTAAAGGTGATTCAGCAATAGCTGAATTAAAAGTAGTTAATAAATTAGTTTGGCAATTAAATGAGAAAATTGATACACAAGATAGTATCATAACACTTTATGTAGCTAAAGAAACCAATTATATTGCTCAAATCAACAATTACGAAAAAATTAATGTTGTAAAAGATAAAATTATTACTGGATTAGAAAGTGATGTTGAAAAATTAAATCGTAAAAACGAACGCCTTAAAAAAGGAATTAAATGGCTTGGTGGGGGATTCGTGGCCTCCATACTTACTATTATTACATTGATAGCAATTAAATAATGGAAGAAAGAAGTCTAAAACAGGTAATCCGAGAGGAATATATAAAGTGTGCCCAATCACCGGCTTACTTTATGAAAAAATACTGTTACATCCAACACCCAAAACGCGGACGTATTCAGTTTAACCTGTATCCATTTCAAGAAAAGGTTTTAACATTATTCCAAGAAAATCCTTACTCAATAGTACTTAAATCTAGACAGTTAGGTATATCAACATTAGCCGCTGGTTATTCACTTTGGTTAATGTTATTTCATGAAGATAAAAATGTACTATGTATCGCAACTAAACAGGAAACCGCTAAAAACATGGTTACCAAAGTTAAGTTTATGTACAACAGCTTACCTTCATGGTTAAGAGAAAAAGATAAACCAGCCGAAGAAAGTAAATTAACATTACGTTTAAATAACGGTTCACAAATTAAAGCTACTTCAGCATCAAGTGATGCCGGTCGATCAGAAGCCGTTACTTTGCTAATAATCGATGAGGCTGCCTTCATTCATAGTATTGGTGAGATTTGGGCATCAGCTCAACAAACCTTAGCTACGGGAGGAGGTTGTATAGCATTATCCACACCTTATGGTACAGGTAACTGGTTCCATCAAACATGGGTTAATGCAGAAATGGGTGAGAATAGTTTCTTACCAATTAGATTACCATGGCAAGTTCACCCTGAACGAGACCAAACATGGAGAGATCAACAAGATAAAGATTTAGGTGTAAGAATGGCAGCACAAGAGTGTGACTGTGACTTTACCACTTCTGGTGATACAGTATTCCAACCAGAAGATATTGTGTTTTATGAACAATTTCATATAAAAGACCCTCTAGAAAAACGTGGTGTAGACCAAAATCTATGGATTTGGGAACCAGCGGATTATTCAAGGAACTATCTGATCGTAGCTGACGTAGCTCGTGGTGATGGTAAGGATTTTTCGGCGTTTCACATCTTTGATGTAGAAACATTCACTCAGGTAGGTGAATATAGGGGCCAAATTAATACTAAGGATTATGGACATCTATTAGTTAGCATTGCAACGGAATATAATAATGCACTACTAGCAGTCGAAAATCAAAGTGTAGGTTGGTCTACCGTACAAACCATTTTGGATAGAGGTTATCAAAACTTTTACTATTCACCAAAAGGTGGAATTAACAATACAGATTCTTTCTTTGATCCATATATGGATGTAAGTAAGATGACACCCGGATTTACAATGTCTTCAACAACCCGTCCTATAGCAATTGGTAAATTCCAAGAAGCAGTTATGGATAAAGGGGTTGTTTTTCATTCTAATCGATTATTAGAGGAAATGAAAGTATTTATATGGAGAAACGGTAGAGCAGAAGCGCAAGCAGGATACAATGATGACTTAATGATGGCATTTTGTATTGGCTGTTATTTACGTGATACCGCTTTTAAATTAAGACAAAGTAATATGGATATGACTAAAAGCATGCTTAATGGAATTGCTAGTAATTCCTCAAAATACTCCGGTGGCTATTCAAATGGTCCTTCGTATGCTGATAAGTATAATAATAACCCATATCAAATAGATAACCCTTACTCAAATGGCAAAGAAGATATTTCTTGGCTTATATAAAATAAAACATGGCAAATACAGGACTATTTAGTAGACTACAACGATTATTTTCAACAGATGTGATCATCCGAAACGAAGGAGGAACACAATTGAAAGTAATGGATATAAACAAAATCCAAGTTTCCGGAGAATATGAAACAAATGCACTTGTAGATAGGTTTAATCGTATTTACACTAACTCACATACCTCAATTTATGGATATCAAAGCAGTTTTAATTACCAAACTTTACGCCCCACACTTTATTCCGAATATGATGCAATGGATACAGATGCTATTGTCGCTTCCGCTCTAGACATCATAGCAGATGAAAGTACATTACGTAATGATATGGGGGAAGTTTTACAAATTCGTTCATCAGACGAAGATGTACAACAAATCCTATATAATTTATTCTATGATGTATTAAATGTAGAATTTAACTTGTGGCCTTGGATTCGTAATATGTTGAAATATGGTGATTTTTTCTTAAAACTAGAAATTGCCGAAAAATTCGGTGTATACAATGTAATTCCTTACAACGCATTCCATATTGAAAGACAAGATGGATATGATAAAGACCACCCAAATTCAGTAAGATTTAGATTCGACCCAGATGGTATTTCATCCCCTTCAGATTATGGTTACTACAATGTACCCAATTCAGGTGGACAAATGAATTCAATTTATTTTGATAACTATGAAATGTCCCATTTCCGTTTATTGACGGATACTAACTTCTTACCTTACGGTAGATCTTATCTAGAACCAGGACGTAAATTGTTTAAACAATATACGATGATGGAAGATGCGATGTTAATTCATAGAATTGTTCGTGCGCCTGAAAAACGTATATTCTACATTAATGTTGGTAATATTGCTCCTGCTGAAGTGGAAAACTTCATGCAGAAAACAATTTCCAAAATGAAACGTACTCCATACATTGATCAACAAACAGGTGATTATAACTTGAAGTACAACATGCAAAACTTACTTGAGGATTTTTATATTCCGGTTCGTGGTAATGATCAAGCAACTAAAATTGATAACTTAGGTGGTTTACAATACGATGGAATCCAGGATGTTGAATACTTAAGAGATAAATTATTTGCGGCCCTTAAGGTACCTAAAGCATTTATGGGCTACGAAAAAGATTTGACAGGTAAAGCTACATTAGCTGCTGAAGATATCAGATTCGCACGTACAATTGAACGTATTCAACGTATTGTAGTATCTGAGTTGACTAAAATTGCATTGGTTCACTTATATGCTCAAGGGTATAAAGATGAATCATTAACAAATTTCGAATTATCTTTAACTACACCTTCAATCATTTATGATCAAGAAAGAGTAGCGTTAATGAAAGAAAAAGTTGAGTTAGCTTCTCAAATGATGGAAAATAAGTTGTTACCAACTGATTGGATCTATGAAAACTTATTCCACTTGAGTGAAGATCAATACGATGAATATAGAGCATTACTTGCTGAAGATGCTAAACGTAAATTCCGTATGGCTCAAATTGAAAACGAAGGTAATGATCCACTTGAAACCGGCAAATCATATGGTACTCCACACGATTTAGCAGCGCTATATGGTAGAGGTAGATATGATGCTAATGAAGTACCTGTTGGATATGATGAAGATCCTGAATTGGGAAGACCTGAAGAAAAAGTAACTAATCGAAATACCCAAGATAATATCTTAGGTAAAGACAGAATTGGAGCTACAGGCATGAAAAAAGACGGAGATGAATCAGATTCAACTAAACCTAAATTCCAAGGTGGTTCTCCTTTAGCATTAGAGACAAAAACTAAACGAAATAAAAACTCTAAAATGTTTAATGATATTAAAAATCAAAACAAACAAATGATTTTTGAGTCAGATATTAAGGGAAACTCACTATTAGATGAGTCACAAATACGAGAGTAAGAAAATTTCATATATTTATAAATAAACAAATATAATAGAATGCAAGTCAAACATTCAAAGTATAAGAATACTGGTATCCTTTTCGAATTATTAGTTCGACAAATTACTACCGATACATTAGATGGTAAGGATTCACCGGCTAAAGATATACTAAAAAAATATTTCGTTAAAACGGAATTGGGTCGTGAGTACAAGTTATATGAAACGTTACTTAAAAAAACATCATTAACTGAGACTAAAGCAAACATTGTTGTTAGTGCATTAACTGAATCATCCCTTTCTCTAAATAGAGGTGTTATTAAAAGACAAAAATATAACTTAATTAGTGAAATTCAAAAACACTATGATTTAAACGAATTTTTTAATCATAAACTTCCTAATTATAAAGTATTTGCTGCATTTTATACTCTATTAGAAATTACAAATTCACAAACCTCTAATCCTGAGCAAACAATTAACAATAAAGTGACTATTTTAGAACACTTAACTGCTGCTCAAATTAAAGAAGGTAAAGTACGTGATGAAGTAATGGATGAATTTTCTTATGCTGATAAAGATGTACGTTTAATTGCATATAAAATGCTTTTAGAAAGTTTTAACTCAAAATACGATACACTTCACAACAATCAAAAAGAAATTCTTAAAGAATATATCACTTCAATTGATAATACTTCACGTTTAAAAGAATTCTACACTAATAAAATTAATGAAATTAAAGAAACATTAACTTTATTAAACAGTAAAACTAAAAACGAGGTTACTAAAATCAAAATTAACGAAATTATCTCTATTATCCATACCCCAGCTAAAAACGCTAAGATTAATGATAATGATTTAGTTGATTTGTTACAATATTATGATTTAATCAATGAATTAGAAACCGTAAATGGATAAGCTTAAAGACATAATTAAAACAAAGTTAAAAGAAATGAGCGCTACCGGACAAGGTGGTGCTTCTATGTCTGCTGGTCAAGGTGAAGGATATGCTACTCCGGCAGCATTTTCTAAAAAAACAAATTCAAAAGGGACTAAAGACATTTATTACTATAAGTTAGGATTTAAACCTGTTCCTGATAAAATTAAAGGATCTGGTCTGCAAGTTAAACAACTTTGGGAAGAAGATAAACCGGTATCGGATGTTAAAAAATTCCAAGAAGCAAGAATAAACGAATTTGATCAAATACAAGATGAATTAAATTCCCTTATTTCAAATGCTAAAAACCAAACAATAGAATATTACCAAGCAAACCCAGGTCAGTTTAGTATTTATAAACCGACATCAATGGCTTTAGAATATATAAAAAAAGCAAAAGAACTATTAAGCAAATAAAATGAAAAAAACACTACAAGATCAATATTTGTTAATCAAAGAAGGTAAAGGCCATAAAGGTGTTTTCTTATCAGAAGCAAAACGTCAATTCCCTAATATCGTTCGTAACGCAGCTACTTTTGATGAAGCCGCAGCATCTTTACAATCTAAAAACATTATCTCTGAAAATGTAATTGGTTTAACTGCTGTTAATTCCCCATTTGAACCTAAGAAAAAAGAATCATATGAATTAGCATATGAGTCCTTTTTAGCTGAAGCTAAGAAAAAAGAAAACGAAGACGAAAAAGTAAAAGCTGAAGAAAAAAAACCATCTAAAAAGGTTGAAGAAGATGCTTCACATAATTTCGATAATTCAGATGAAAAAAACCCTGACAATATGATCTTTGATCAAATTATGATGGGTTACTATGCTGAAATGAAAGACCCTAAAAATGCCGATAAAACCATGCAAGAATTAAAAGACATGGTATTTAAAAATCTAACAAAAGATCCAATTCATTATACAAAAGATGGTCAATTTGGAGTTAAAGGTTTAGGATATACAACTGAAGCACCTGGTTTAGGTGAACCTAAAGAAGCAAAAGGAAAATATAAAGCATCTGGATATGGTGACTTAAAAGAATCAATTCAACCTATGAACGAACAAGAAAATAAATTACGTAAAGTAATCCGTGAGATGATTGCTGAAGAATTAGCAACAACACCTAAAACATCGTTAAAAGAAAGCGTTGAAAAAGAATTAGCTGAAATTAATAAAGAAGCAGAACATGAGATTTTATCATCTAAACTTCAAAAAATTAATGATGCTATTGAAAGACGCCAAACCCAATTAGGAAGACTTGATGAGGATGAAGATATGAAAGCTTTAACTGACAAGAAAAAAGTAAAAGAAATTGAAAAAGATATCAAAGCTCTAGAAAAAGCAAAAGCTAAATTAGAAAAAATCATCAATAAAAAAGGTGGTAAAGCTAAAAAAGTAGAAGTTATTGATGAAGTTGAAGATGATGCAGACGATGAACTTAGAGCATCTGCTGAATATAAATTTGCTAAAGAAGACGCTGAAAAAAGATATGATGAAGGTGAAGAAATTGATTCAATTATGTCAAATTATCCAAATCTATCAGATGAAGATCAAGAAAGATTATATCAAGATCTAGAAGGTAAAATGAATGGAATGGATTACTAAGATGAATAAGCAACTATTAATAGAAACCAGACACTTTAGTCCTAAACCACTTTCATTATTGGAAGGGATTAAAAATAACGGAAATGTTTTCGTTGAAGGGATATTGGCTACTGTTGAAGTTAAGAATGGTAATGGTCGCTATTATCCTAGAGAATTATGGGAACGTGAAATCGACAATTTTGCACGTAAAATCCAACAGAGATCTACTGAAACATGTGGTGAATTAGACCATCCTGACTCGCAAGTAATTAACTTAAAAAATGCATCTCACGCGATACGTGAATTGTATTGGAAAGGTGATGAAATATGGGGTAAAGTAGAAATCTTCTCTGACATGGGTGATTTAGGTACCTCATCAGGCCGCATAGCAGGCGCATTGGTTAAAAATGGCTTACTAATCGGAATTTCTTCTCGTGGAATGGGATCATTAAAAGAAATTGGTGGCGTAATGGAAGTCCAAGATGATTTCGAATTATTAACTTGGGATTTAGTTTCCAACCCATCTAATCCAGATTCATGGATGAAAAACGGTGCGTTAAATGAATCTCGTTCAACATTCCTAGATCCATATGCTAAAACAAATTCATTGATTACTGAAATATTGTGTGCTAAAGGTACATGTCCAATATTTTAAAACAACAACCCCCACATATATAAATGGCTCTCCTTTGAGAGCCTTTTTTATTTCTGCGACTTTGACTATATGTGTACATACATATAACACGAATATACCACCCCCTCAATCTCTTATGTGGTATCAATTAAATGAATTCTATTACGTTTTATAATAAGCGTACTTTCCCAACAAAATTAATTTAGGAAAAAATGGCAACAAACAGAGAAATGCTTAAAGAAGCAATCGCTGACGCTAAAGCTGTAAAAGAAACTGCAATAGCAAACGCAAAAGCTGCTCTAGAAGAAGCCTTCACACCTCAAATAAAATCAATGTTCGCTGCAAAGCTTCAAGAAATGGATTCCGAAGAGGAAAAAATTGATGAAGCAGGATTTGGCGGTATGGATCCAAAAGGTCACGGAAATATTGAAGACGATTCTTCATTATACGAAACTGACGATAAAGATTCTGACGACATGATGGAAGTTGATTTGGAAGAACTTTTAGCAGAGCTAAATGAAGAGGAAGAAATGGAAGAATCTTTAAACGAAGCTGAAGAAGAAATGAAAGAAGCTAAAGATGAAGATTTAAAAGAAGCCGAAGAAGAAGAAGAATCAGAGGAATCTGAAGAAACTGAAAAAACTGAAGACGAAGGTGAACCAATCGACCTAGAAGACATGACCGATGAGGATCTAAAATCAATGATTGAAGACGTTATCAAGGACATGGTAGAAAATGGTGAACTTGAAGCTGGACATGAAGGTATGGAAGGTGAAGAAGGAGCTGGAGAATTAGAAGATGTTAGTGGAGAAGAAGAGGAAATTGACTTAGCTGAATTACTTAGAGAAATCGAAGAAATTGAAGAAGCTGAAGAAACTGAATCTATCGACGAAGCTAAAAAGAAAAAAGAGAAAGAAGAAAAGAAAGAAGACGAAGACAAGAAAAAAATGAAAAAAGAACTTGACGAAGCTTATTCTGTAATCGAAACTCTTAAATCTGAATTGAATGAAATTAATTTATTAAATGCTAAATTGCTTTATTCAAACAAAATCTTCAAAGCTAAAAACTTGAATGAAAGTCAAAAAGTAAAAGTATTGAGTTCATTTGATAAAGCTAAAAACGTAGGTGAAGTAAAAATGGTATTTGAAACATTAAATGAGGGAATCAAAGTTTCTAAAAATACAATTAAAGAACACTTAGGTAGCGCATCAAAAAGTACATCAACACCTAACAATTTGAAAAAACCAATCGTAGAGTCAAACGAGGCATTTGCAAGAATGCAAAAATTGGCTGGAATTATTTAATTTTAAATTTTAAAAAACAAAACAATGTCAAATAGTATTAATTCATTACTAGAAAGCGCAGCTGGAAGTTGGAAAAACTTGCAAAGCGACGCAGCTCGTATGTCCTCAAAATGGGGTAAAACGGGATTATTAGAAGGATTAGGAAGCGAAGTTGAGAAAAACAACATGGCTATGATCCTTGAAAACCAAGCTAAACAATTGGTTACTGAGCAATCTTCAACTCAAGTTGGAGGTTCAACATTTACAGCAGGTCAAGGTGAAACTTGGGCAGGTGTAGCTCTTCCATTGGTACGTAAAGTATTTGGTTCTTTATCAACTAAAGAATTCAT